GGCATCTACTTCCTCCGTCCGGCGCTTGTTTTCGGGCGCGGTGCTAGAATCTCGCGCATCTTGTCCGCCATCACCTTCGGGTCCTCGGACCAGAATGGCTCATCCTTCGGTGGGTTGCGTTGAAGATCGAAGTGGGCGATCCACTCGTTGAGTTCGCGAACGCTGATGGTGCGTTCCAACTCTGCAACCGTGCGGCCCAGTCGACTGGCGATCTCGAACAGCCAACGCCGCTCCGGTTGCTTTAGGAGTTTTTTCTTTCGCGCTCCACGTTGGCGTCCGAGATCGAGTTGATCAGGCTCGATGCCTTGAAGATCGCCATGAATACCCCTGTTGGCAGTTCCGAGACGGCGTCCCTCTCCTCTTCGCTGAAAAGCCTTTCCCCTTGCTCGTCACAGGCTGTTGCCAGAATGAGCAGTTCCGCCGATACCCCAGGATCGCGTTCCTCCCCGGATGCAAGACCTGAGCTTTCCTCGTAAGCCTTGCGCTCTTTCCAAGTCATCTCCCGCACGTATGCCTTGATGGCGACTCCGTTGAGCTTCACCTGCTCGATCTTCGCGTCGAAACTTATACTCATGACTCCTCCTTATTTGTGCCGCCTTTTACGCCCAAGAGATCGCACCGCTGATCTTGAAGGTGAAAGATCCGGACATTGCGCCATCGACCCCGCCGGAGAACGGATCCTCCTTGACGAGCGCATCGAAGGTACACACAGCGGCATCGGTGAGAGTAAGCCGGTATCCCTTCACGGTACTTGCGCCGAGGGATGTCCGCACCGCATCCTGCCCCGTGCTGCCGATCTTTTGATGGATATCCACGGAGAACTCGCCATAATCAACGAGTCCGGTAAGAAATTCCTTGGCGGTCGAGTCGAGATCGGTTGTATCGATCTCCGAAGCGCCACCGCCGGACTTTGCGAAGGATTTCACCCCGAGGATCTGCGTGTACGTCACCGGTGTAGCCGTTCCGGCGGAGGACCATGCGCTGTATGCGGAGGAATCGATATCGAAGAACATCGAGTTTGCCTCCGTCGCGATAATCATCGCCGTCACACCGTTGAGCTGCGTAGTCCCCACGATGTCTGCGAATGTCACTACATCGCCCTTCGACAGCGTGTGCGCCGTCGAAAGCACCTCCGTGATCGCGCCGAGGGTGATCCCCGTGATGTTCTTCGCGCCCCCGGTTCCCGTTTCGATTTCGAACGTGGTTCCCTGTGCCTTGATCGCTGGACTTGTCATCTCCCTTTCCCTCCTTGGAATGAAAAGGGCCGCTCGATGGCGGCCCCCGTTATGGTGCGACTATGCCGGGTTTCTTATGTCAAGTCGTGCGAGATCCCGAAGTCCAGCGATACGCTATACATGGCATTCTCCTCCTCATCCGGAAGGAAAGAGATGCTTGTCACCGAGAAGCCCGTAGCCGCCATCATCGCAACGATGATCGGCTCGGCCATGTTCTGCGACTCAAGGTAATCATCTGCATATCCGCTGACCTGATAGTGCGGTTGCTCAAGATTCGACGCCCCGCCGAAGTCGATTACTCGTTCTCCGCTTACGCGCTGGTAGGTCACATAGGGATCCGTCACATCCTGCGGGGCAATAACCGGATAGATGCGGGTTGATACCATAGCCGCAAGGGCCGCACCGTTAGAAAGCGCCGTGTATATCTTGGGGGCCAGGATCGACATCTATGCTGCCCCTCCCGTCTTCTCGAATTCCTTCTTGATCCGCTTCAGCAAGTAATCCTTCATTGCCGTAATCTGTACATTTATTGTGCTGTCGAATGCCGGGGCCAAAAACGGACGATATAATTTGGATTTTTCTGACTCGAAGAAGATCGCATACCAGGGATCTTTTGCGTAACCCCCGCCCTTCATCTTCCTGGGGCCTACATGGAATACGACAGCGGCCTCCTTGCTCCGCGATAACCATGCTCGTATGCTTCGGCGGATAAGTCCCGGTTGAATCAGTACACGCTCTTTCAGCCCGGCCTTCTTTCGGATGCCCCTCCCAAGTCGTCCCATCCTCCCAAGCGTGAGCATCCTACGTATTCCTTTTCTCACATAGGGATAATACCAGTGTGGTTTTATCGCCCGTGGGGCTAACGCTTTCGCCTTCTCGACAACAGGCTTGGTCCCCGCTCGCACGGCCCCCTTGAGGATGTTCTTCTGCACCCGCAACGGGAAGGCTTTCAGTGCCTCATCGATTTCCTTGAATCCTTTGACTTCCAACTCAAGCATTTATAGCAACTCCGTGGCCATCAGGTGTAACTCGACGTTTCGTTCCATGTAATTTATGATCTCCGTGATGTTATATATCCGGCTCCCGAACAGTACCCTCATCTTCGGTACGACTCCAGACAGATATCGGATACGGATGCGGTGGGTCGTATCGGCCATCGTTTGCTTCGCTTCGAAATATTCCCTCCCGGCAATCGGCTCCAGAGAAGACCACACGGTTGCGAACGTATCCCACGATTCCGTCACTGCTCCTGTGGCATCCTGCCCTTCGGTTACTTGCTGTATCACAATCCGATGCCGCAGCCGCCCCGCTCTCATCGGAACTGGATCGCCTTGTAACGGTAGTCGTCCAGCAGTCCATCGACGAAGCTATGCGGTGCGGCCATGACCGTCTGCCCGATCACAAGGGCCTGCGGATTATCGTACAGTGTCCCGACCCTCATCTTGATCCACGTCTTGATATCCTCCGGCACGTCCGCCGCATCCCCGAACCCGGCGACGAATCGCACCCTGACCGCGTTGATCTGGTCCCGAACGTCGGTGGGCCACGTCTCATCGTAGGCCGGGGTGATAAGGCCGGGAATCGTGTCGGTATCCACGGAATAGAGCATCGCATCCAATGTCTGCTCCACTCCGTCCGTGTCGATATATTTGATCGAGGTGACCGATTGCAGCGGAGGCATCGGGACCACGATCCCGCCGGTCGGGAATCCGTCGAGTACGAGTTCCCACGTCTGCGTAACCAGCGCGTGAAGCGTGTACGTCTCCGCCATCTTCCGGGCCGCCACGATGAGGGCCGTGATGTCCGTATCGTCGGTCGATGCGGAGACACGTAGAGAAGGAGATGCCTTCGCCTCGGAAAGAGTGACCGGTTCCTCGCTCGGGGCCAAGATCAACGTGAGCGCCATACCTACCCCCTGTATCTGTTTCTTGGCTGAGAGGTGGACGTCCGCCAATGGCTTTTTCCTTGGTTGCTTCCCCGCCCGCCTGCCCCATGCGGAGCGTGGCCTGCTTGGGGAAGGGGGTTATCCGTTACGCTTACGCTATCCGCCGTCGATACATCCAGCCTCGTATAGTTCGTATCGCCAGCTACCGCTTCTGTGATGGCAACCGCATCGCTTAAATCCAGTTGCAGCAGGTCGAGGGCCGCGTAGGCGGCATCGGAAACGGACGCCGCTTCCTCCTCAAGCGCATCCAGTCGTTCGAGCATCGCCGCCGATGGATCGGATGGGGATACCGAGTCGGCAACGGAGACATTCAGAACATTCAGACTTGCGGATACGGATTCCGCCAGTGCGACCGCATCGGAACGGGAGACTTCCTTCACGATGCCGACGTATATGGATACCTGCTCCGCCGCTGCGGCAACATCGGCAACACTGACAAGCAACTTGTCGAGGCTGGCGGATATCGCTTCGGTAACAACCGCTTGTTCCGCTTCGGAAACCATCCGGTCCATGCGGATGGATACCGAATCGGAGATCGTTGCCGCGTCCGATTCGGAGACGAGCCGGGTCGCCTGATCCTCGATGGACCGGCTGACAACCTCTATCGTATCCAGCGAGTCGGAAAGGTTGATGATGAGTTTATCAAGCCGGACGGATATGCTTTCGGATATCTCCGACTGATCCGCTTCCGACACCGCGAGGAGATTCAGGGACGCGGCTACCGAATCGGAGACCGCCGACTGGTCTTGCTTGGCTAGGCCGAGTTCCCCGACCGATGCGGCGATCCCTTCAACCGTTGCTACCGCATCGGAGAGACTGAGCAGGATCTTGTCGAGTCTCGCCGCAACGGATTCCGCAACGGCCGCAGAGTCGTACCCGCTAACAAGGAGCGTATCGAATTGGACAGCCGTTACATCCGCAACAGACGCAGAGTCAACCTGGCTGACGTTAAGCAGGTTTAACCCTGCGGCGACCGCTTCGCTTACGGATGCGGCATCTACAACCGACAAGTCGCGGTCGGAAACCTCTACGATGCTCCTGGATACGGCCTCTGCAATCGATAGGGAATCGACCAGGCTTACGTTGATCTTGTCCAGCGCGGCTGCTGCATATTCGGAAATGGCCGCTTGGTCGGATTCCGATACATCCGTATCCAGTTCAACTCGCTCTACCGTGACGCTGTCTGCGATCCATGCCCTTTCGGGTTCGGCTGTGGTGATCTCCCAGACTTCCGACCATTCCGACCATGTTGGAACGTGCTCAGCAATGCTGATGGTATCGGACGCGCTTGCAGAAAGTGCCGCCGATGCTCCCGCTTCAACGGAAGGTGTTTCCTCAATGGCTACCGTGTCAAAGATCGACGCTACGAGTTTATCTAAAGATTCCGCCGTTAATTCCGCAGCGGATACGACATCCGACTTGTCAACGGCCAGCGCGGCAACGACCGGATCAACGGTAAACTGCGGCGACCCGACAAGATCCGTTGTACTACTTACGAGGCAAGTCCACGGTACGGTTCCGGTAATCGTTTCCTGCGCCGTGATATCGTAGGACGCACAGGCAGGAAGGGTAATCGTTACAACCGTGTCCGATGTCCGGACGACCTTCGATAGATCGGCAAGCAGCGCCGCCTTGACCACGGCATCCCAGCCTGTCCCCTCGGACTGGGCGGAGTCTAATGCCGCGACCAGGTATTCTCGGATGGCGGCGAAGTTGGAATGCCGAAGCGATATGATTTTAGCGTCCGTATCCGCTACGGCATCGGCAACGGAGACAGACAGCGGGTATACTACCCGCTCCGCGGTGATGCTCTCCTGGTTGGCGATGCTATCTGAAACCGATGCGACTAGCTCGTTGAACTGAACGACGGTACTTTCCGTTACGGCAACTTCTTCTGATTCCGATACGCTTCGATCCGTTATCCCTTCGGTGTACCACACCTGCATCGTGACGGAGTCGATAAAGACATCCGAGTTGGACCCACCTGCGACGGCACCGATGGCAACGCCGAAGTCGGGGTCCTTCACCCACACTGCGTCAAGCTCGTTGCCCCACTTGTCTGCAGCCCCACCAATGGTGTAGTTAGCAGCGGAGGTGGTCAGGGCCTGCGGAGTCGCGTACTTATTCGTTCCGACCTTGGCGCGACTCGTATCAAGAAGTTGGCATAGATCGAGGCTTACGGCGGCGACCGCGTACCGGGCGTTGATGACAACCTGCACCCCGTCGATGGTGGAGCCGTCGGGGATCGCGGAGAAGTCGAAACCGTATGCCTTCAGGACATACGATTGATTTGGCGAATCAAACTGTGAGGCGGTAATGGCCGCTTCCCCAGCACCATATATGTTCGCCGGGCTAACCCAATCGTTATCCAGCCACGGATCTTCCGTCGCCGTTACTGCCGCTGTCGGGGCTATTATTCCGGTGTCCGCCATCTATCGCCTCATGCAGGCGGCCATGTATCGCCAGTCAGCGTGTAGATGATCGTCTTGTCGCCCGCCGCTACGTCCGTCTCCGTGATGGACGCCGTAGCGGTTCCGGTGATGGCGACAGACAGAGGGCCATTTGTTGTAATATCCACGAGTTCCGACTGCGAGAAGACGGTGTCGTAAACGCGGAAGTTCTTTACGTGGCCGTACAGGTGCTCGGCGGACCCGCTCGATCCTATCCCGCAAGCACCGGTCCCGACAGTATAAGTCCCGCGATTTGCGGCAGTCGTGTACGTCCCGTTCGTAGCGGCCTGATGAACGGGGCCTGTGTTGTTATAGGCCGATGCGGTTCTATACAACGTATTGACCACGTTGGGTACAACGGTGGTGACTTCCGACCCGGAAGTACCGGCAATTGCGTATACACCATTAGATCCCCATGTTCTTACCCATATATATCCAACCGATCCGGCTTGCCTAAACACATGGAAAGCCATTGCCGCTGTGCTTGACTCATCGTGCTCTACATAGATCGTGTGGGACGCCGTTATGTTCCCGCTGACCGGGAATGTTAGATTATCGGCGTTCCTGACCACGCTGCTACCGGCAGGCGTAGGTATGGGGCTCGATGTGAACGCCGCCGCTTCAAGGTTGGCGGGGGCGACCAGGTAGACGGTTTGGCTGGCCTTGACGGTCAGGCCGCTATTAAGCGCCGAATTGGCCCCGGTGAAGTTGGCGTATTCTACCCGGTAGATCCCGTTGCCGACTAGCGTATAGGTCGATGTACGGTTGGCCCCGTCCGCATAGATGTTGCAATCGGCGGAAGTGACGGCGGAACCGCCCGACTTCCGGACATAGAACGCCAAGGAGTGCGCCGAAGCCGGGATGGTGATCGTCCGGACGAATTGCCTGTCCGAACCGTCCGCCGCAAGCGTCCAGCGCTTATCCCCGTATCCGTTCGTATCATCGTCGTAGGTTGCCGTGATACCGGTCGATGTCCAGTTGGCGAGGAGATCAGCCGAGGTGTCCGCGTAAAGCATGATGTTAGTACGGGCCGCTTCAAACAACGCCCCGCTTGGTTCGATGCGTAATGTCCCTGTAGCCGTAGAGATTAACTTCGTCCCGTTGTACCGCAGTGCTGTCGTCGCACGGGTGAAGGTGAAGGAACCCGTACCGACCGCGATGGTAAGTGGATTATCCGCATCGTTGAACGGAGCATGGAAGATAAGCGCCATATCTCAGCGCCTCGCCCTGACCCGCCAGTAGTAATGAACGCCCATCTTCAGGTCATCGGTATCGGCGATATATTCGGTATCGGTAGTTTCTATATCGATCTCAGGGGAACCGAACCCAGAATCGTCATCCACTTGGAGTTGATACAAATCCGCTCCCGCGACCGCCTGCCATGTAAACGTAATGGGAAAAGCAAGACCGGTAGATGTATCGACGGGGGACACAAGAACAGGGACACCCTCCTGGAACTCATACGCCCCGATGTCCGGATTTGCTCCGGATGGGACCGTATTCCCCGCGTAATCGCTCGTAAGTCCGACATCCACCCCGGCGTTCTTGGCCGGGGAATCCGATTGAAGCGTGAAATTCTTACCGGCGTAATTCGTAAACTTTACGTCGGCTGTCTGGACGTAAGAGGACCCGAATGTCTCGCTGGAATCGCCCGTCTGGAAGAGGTTGTTCGTGATCGTCGTCGCGGCAATCGCGGAATTCCCGGTTGTACCGTCCAGAAAGACGTTGCTACCCGCGATGTCCCAGAAGATATTGTTCCGTATCGTATTCGTCCCTGAGTAGTTGGTATCAAGGGACGAATGGAACTGATAGGCATAGGAGGGGTGATCCAGGTTGGCGAACGTGTTATTTAGGATGCGGATATTCGATATGGTGTCCGTAGACTTCTTGTAGATGCTTACGCCAGCATCGGAGTCATAGCAAAGGTTGTAGGAGAACTGAACGTCGTTGATCGTCGATATGCCCATCCAACCTTCGATAGCGATCCCGAAACAGTATGCCCAACCAGGCGTGGCGGTATCGTGGTGGTTGTAGACTGCGTTGTTGTAAAGATCGATGTTGTCTACGTTCATCACGTAGAAACCCGGCCTCGAACCACAACTCCCCTCGAAATCGTGGACGATGTTATGGTGGACGGACCCGTTCTTCGCCCCGCCGCCCAGCATGATCGCTTCTTCCTTCTGGTTGTGGATGTTACAATTCTTGATCTCTATCCCGTCTGCGGAGTTCGGGGGGGTATCCGACCAGAAGGAGATCGCCTGCCCCGCGTTGCAGCCGGGACGAAGGTTTACGTAAGCAACCTCGACGGTATCTATCGTCGTATTGTAAAAGGTGTTGTTCCCGGAGAAGATGACCCCTTCCCCGGCTTGGTACGATGATTTCAGGTTTTTAATCGTTACGTTGGTCTGCGTCCCGCTGGTCGTATAATTGGAGGTTCCCGCATCCCTGCTATACCGGACGTCGATCCCGTCTATCGTTATGTAGCTACGATTGTCCAATACGATGATCCCGTTATTGCTGCGCTGGGCCATCTCGATGGTGTACCCGGAGGGAGCATCATCCCCGGTCGTGCGGATGTAAACGCGGTCGTTCGGGTCATCCCACCAATAGGTTCCTGCGGTAAGCGCCGCCTTGGAGGCGACGATGGGGTAGAGGTTCGTCCCGTCCTCCATGACGATGTACGGGTCCATCGTGGAGGTTGCGTAATATGCCGTCCAACCTCCCTGGTCTTCCGAAGTCCAGGAGGTAAACACATCCGCACCGGTAATGACAGGATTCGCGCCGCTCCCGAAGGCGTTGTAGGTATACACGTTCCCGGAAGTACCGGACTCCGGTATCGTCAGCGTGGCCCGCCATGTCTGCCCCCTACGGAAGGAAATCGTATCCCCCGGCACGAGCGTACCCGCCGCCGCGTTGATGTCGGCGACGGAGACATAGTACGAGGCGGAACCCCCGGTGCAGGAGGGACCGGCGGGGTTGTAGGCCGTCCCATCCACCGTACCGGACGCGGGATTCGAGTCCGTGCAGGTCGTGTCCACGTAATAGGTCGTCCCGAATACCTGCAAAGGTAGAAGAAGGAATAGAATGATCGGGAGAACTTTCCTCACTTGTGTTTCCCTCCTCTGCCCCATCCGTTTCCCTTCCCATGCTTTCCGGGATCCGGTTCCGGCGGCGGGAGAGTAGTATTGTCCCATGCCGTCGTAAAACTTCGCGTATTGCTCCACGGCCCCCACACCGGCTCCACCGAGGCAAGCCTTACTGGCTCTATGTCTATTGGTGTTCCCGCATCATCAGTCATACCGCCTCCGCAACCAACGATAAATACGCCCGTAATCATCGCTAGGATGCCCCAGGGCGGGCGCAATTCATCCCCCCGCCTTCCCGGTCACACCTGCCACATCGGACACATACACGCCGAGCGCAGGGAGTTCCTGTTGACGCAGCGGACAATGATCGGCGTGCTGTACTAGCACAACGTGATCTACCTCGAACACGCCGGGGCTTATCTCCCGCGTCTGCCCGACAATGCTTCTCATGCAGTCGCAGGTGACTACTTCATTTTCCGACATACTGCATCTCCTCCCCGTTGGCCGGGTACTGTTTCCCGTTGATGTCAATGTGTTTACAGAAGACCGACGTATCACAGAGGTAGGGATATTTTTTCTTCGCTACCTTCGGCCATCCGGCCTTCGCCAGGTAATTCCCCTTGATGATCCGGTCGTAGAAGTAGATATCCTCCGTCCCGCCGCTGTTCATCCATACGCCAGTCTCCGGGTTCAGCCCCGATGTCTGCGGCGTGACGAACACCTTCCGCATCTTGTGTCCGCCCCATTCGTATTCCTCGGAATCCTTCCAAAGCAGCTCCAGGATGGATCTGTGGATGACGTTGCAGCCCATCCCCATCCCGCGTACCCAGACTTCATCCCCCATCTTCCAACCCGTGAAGTAGGACTCCCCCCATTCCCGGTACACCAGCGGTTCCGCGGGGACGGACTTCGTGAAATACAATCCGCCCCAGATCGGGACATCCTTCTTGTGCATCCGCATGTTCCACTTCACGAAGGTGTTCATCGGCATTACTACATCGTGGTCGATGAAGAACAGCCATTCCCATCCGCCCTCGATGAAGTTCTTGATCGCCATGTTCCGTGCTTCCGCAACGCCGAACCCCATCGGGACGTGCATGTCCATCCACTGGATCAATTCGCCGTGTGACCAATTCGTCGGGATGATCTGACCGTACCTCGCCAGTACCCATTCAGCCCGAAGAATGCCGGTCATCGGGACGCACAGCATCACGCGCTTTGAGATCGGGGAATCGGATAGGTATATCTTGGTATTCCTCGGGATGGTCTTCATTTGAAGATCACCCCGATTCCGCCCCACGTCTGGTCATTGGCGTCGATGAACTCCAGCGTCCTCTTTCCCTTCTTGACTTCCTTCCAGAACTTCTCCACCTGACAGGAAGGGACAAGTGGATGATGGCAGATATCGTGGAATACGATCAGGCCGCCCTTCCTGACCAGCGGCGAGTACATCTGATAATCCTTCTTCACGCCCTCGTAGGTATGATCTCCGTCGATGAAGAGGAGGTCGATCGTTCTGTTGTTATCTTTTGCCGCACTCGGAATAGCCACGGCCAATTTCATTCTTGTTTCCAACTCGTGTGAATCAAGACGGAGGAAATACACCGTCTGCCCGGGCCGCTTATAATCGTTGAACCGCTGCGCATCCTGTTCGCTGTATCCACCACCGAAGTTGCCGCCCGGAAGATCGATGGAAACGATTGTCGCGACGTCCTGCGCCAACTGGCAAAGTCCCCAGAACACACCGCCCCGAGCGGTGCCGATTTCCACGACTATTCGGGGCGGATTCTGCCTCACAAGCGAATAGAGGGCCGACAACTCCGACATCTTCTGCATGGCCCCAAGCCCGATGGATCTCCGTGCCAGTTCAAGGCAGGGATCATCGGACCGCTTGCGTAATATAGCCTCGACGTTCCCGTTCGGCTGCCATGCCGCATGTTCGATGTTCCACGGCCTCGGCCGATACTGCTGATACAGCACGAAATCGGGATCCAAGAATTGAAACGTGACTTCGGTTATATGGCAGACATGCGTCGGGTCGTGCCAGTACCCTATGCTGCCGCCATAGGGAGCGGATAGGACGAGTTGCCCGTCTACCTTTAGCATCCGCCACAACTCGTCCATCCACCGAAAGAACAATCGCGGATTTATATGCTCCGCTACGTGGGCCGCCTTGATAGTGATGCAGGAACCGTCTTCGATCGGGTACGGGAACCTCTCAAGGTCATGGACGATATCGACATCCGGTCCAATCGTCCCATCGAGCCCGACCCAATTCCGTTCCTTACGATCACGGCAACCAACGTCCAGAAGGATACCCTTCTTCGTGGAAACCTTATCCGGTATCCCCATTTAGTTGTTAGTTACGGTAGCCGAAAATAAGATTTGGTATGTCGCGTTAATGGCCTGGTTGGTCGCCACCGTCGAGGAGGCAAACGTCCCGCCGCACATGACGGAACCATTGGTGGCGGCATGAAGTCCCGCGCACCCTACCGTGGTCGACGCCGCGAAGATGTTCGAGGAGAACGTCGCCAGGAACTGTGTGGTTCCTGCGTCCGAGTATGCTGCCCTGGTAGTCAGTGCGGTATTGGCTCCGAGCGCCACCATGTGCGATCCGGCGATCTGCCCTGGCAGAGAGGTCGCGTTGGTCGCCAGAGACGTGTTGCCGGACCCGAGCGCGAAATACGCCGGGACCAATGAACCCGTCGCCGACAGGAACTTCTTCATGATGTAATCGGACAGCCCGACGTTGGTAATGACGTTCTTGTTCCAGCCGGAATCCCCGGCCACGGTCCCATCCGGGTTGACGATCTTCACCCGGTACATCCCGGACATCCCGACAACGGCTTGCGGATATCCCTTGCGGGTTCTCCTTGTAGGAACTTTTCTTGCCATGCTTGTATCCTCCTTATTGCTTTTTATCCTGCCATGTATCCTGCGGGTGCGATGCTCTGATACTTCACCGTAGCCGTGCAGACAGTCGACGCATCCGACGCGCCCCCGGCGATCGTCAGTCTGATCTTCTTCCCGACCGGCAGGGTGAACGGCGTCGAGTAGGAGAAGGATGCGTTTGCAACAAGGTTTGCCTTCGCTCCCTGCGCTGTAGTGACCAGCGTGCGCGGCGTCGTTTCGTCCGTCACGACCGAGATCGACGTGATGTTCACATCGTCGGAGCAGTCCACGTTCGGGAGCGTAAAGGTGAAGTTCTCGACCAGCACATTCGCACCTGTTGCGGTGAACAGATCGTAGGTGGCCGCCGCCTGCTGGAGATTCTCCGTCGTTTCCGCGATAAAACTGCCGATCCTCTCCGTTACCCAATTCGTGCCGTCGTAGGTGACGTACCTGGCGTTGGTGTCCCACGCCCAGAATGTGCTGCCAGGTTTGACGCTCGTCGGCATCGTATCCGTGGACAGGCCGATGTAGTTCTGGATTACCGTTACGAGTCGAACCGTCATCTTCATTCCCCTTAAAAGGGCGGGGAGTCTAATTTACCTCCCCGCCCCGTCAGGTTGTTAGACGAGTGCTTGGATGTATGCGCCAGGACTCATCGGGGTCCAGAACACCGAGGCACGGAAATTGCCGGTCGTCAAGGATGCCGTCGTCGAGAGGATACCGATCGTCCCTGCGTAATTTACTCCCAGGCCGGTCACGCCTCCGACGATGTGCGGCGTCACGTTGATGTCGGAGATTCCCGGCGTTGCCGTGAGAACCGCCGCCGTCGCCACCGCGCCGCCCACCCAGTAGATACGCTCACCAACAGCGAGTTGCGCCACGGTGATGGACACCCCGCACAACGGGGCCACACCTATGACCGGTGCTGTCCATGTCGAGTTGAACTGCACGAGCGAGGCGTTGTTCGAGAAGATCGTCGTCACTTCGGCAAAGAGGTTGTGGATCTTCACGCGCCCGACGACTGTGAAGAGTTCGTGCTGCGTCTGCTCGATGTAGCTCGCAGCAGCCAGCACGCCCGTATCCGTCTGGATGCCGTTTGTCAGATCGCCGATTCTGGCGATGGTGCTCGGATTGTAATTCGGCATATTTTCATCCTCCTTGGATGGGGCATGACCGTCATTCCAGGCCACCCCAGTTAAGGGGCGATCCCGAAGGACCGCCCCGTCAGGTTGGTTACTTCAGGCAGGTCCCGATCCGGCTCGATCCGTAACGCGGTTCGAGGATCGCAACCGCGTGGCAGATGCCGCTTGTGCCTGCAGCGACCGTTACGGTCAACCAGTCATCCCCGGAAGTAATAGCCGCAGCACTGATTTCCATGACGAGCATCTTGTTAGAGGCGGCCGTCAAAGATATGGTGGTCGTGCTGGCGGTCCATGCGGCCAGTACGTCGCAGGATGCAGTACTCCCCGCCACTGCAGTGCCGATGATTGCCCCACCGGCAGCGTACATTGTAGCAACGGCATTCGTTTTCGTCCCCTCAGAGATACCGGTCTTCGGGGTAAACGTGATGTCGGTGGTGACTGTGCCGAACGTGAAGATGAACGTCGCCTTGTGGTAATTCGACATGTTGATGGAATCGCAATCCGTACCAGTGCTAACATCGGCAGCATTCATCACCGGGACGATCTTGTAGTTTTCAGCTAACATGGTGTTTCCTCCTTCACCTTGTGGGTTTTTGTTTACTACGCCCTGGTCGCTAATGCTATGAAGTGTGACTGGGTTGCACTCGCACCACCCTTGTAGGGCGTCAGGGCCGAGGCCCGAACCGGCTGCCCATCCACGCGGAGGACGAACCTGAGAACAGATTCATCGTTCACAAACCGGACATGTATGGACATGTCCGCCTTGATGCCGCCTTTTTCCGCGAGCACATATCCGTTGGGGAAGTTCGCCAGGATCAGGTCGCCGACCGTCCCGAGGGCCGCGCACTGCTCGATCGCCATTGCAGGGCGTCCCTTGATCTGCCCATACGGTGCATTGCTCAAACCGCCGGGCGGAAGGTATACAGGCACACCACCGGTGCCGACCGAATACACGAGCTGCGACAACTGCGGCTCGATGGTCTGATTGTAGAGCCAGATATAGTTCCCGGTCTGTGATGCGAAACGCCGCGAGAACATCTTGTCGATATTCTCCGCGAGGATCGTCGCTGCGGTCTGACCGGTCTCGGCGGCAACGCTGACGAGGCATCCGGCGTTGAGTATTCCAAGGGGCTGGCCGACTCCCGACCCATTGACGATCGCATCGTCGAGAAGGAAGCCGAACTCACCGGGGAACGCCTCCCGGACGAATCCATCAAGTGCAGGCGCATCTTCAAGCAGTTCGTCGGTCAGATAACACAGGCCGACGAGTTTCTTCAGGTTCAGTTCGATTTTCCGGAACTTCGGTGCGGATTTCGTCTTCTCGCCAGCCTCATCCGACCAATACCCAACAATTCCGCCATACCGGGATGATGCACGCGAGGTCTCGTCGACCCCGTTGATCTTGATGCTGTTGGACGAACCACTGATCGGCTGCCGACGACACCGGGACGAGAGGATGCCGGTAGCAAAAGCATCCTGGAGCAATTCGGTCGAGAAATCCTGCTGGACGATGAACCCACCATCCGAGGGGACTGATTCGGACATCCCCGAGGCCGCACCGCGGATGTTGAGAAGCCGAGGGTCGGTGGAACCGCCGGGGCGTCCAGCATTCACAACAG